TTCTGCAATCTACGAATTTCAGACTTTTGATCTTCTAATCGTTCTCGAACCGCTGAAAGACGAAACTGAAGTTGTTGTTCGTCTACGAGCTCTGTAGGAAGAGCACTATCGACGGAGCGATATAAATCTTCCCACTCTTTTTGCTTCTCAGACTTTAGGCGGAATCTCTTATTGTTTTCTTGAATTTCTTCAATTTTCTTCTGGATATCAATTTGTTTGTCTTGTTCGATTTTAATCTTTTCTTTTTCTTCCGAAATATGTTTCTCTTTAAAATCTTCACTAACGGGTTGTTCGCATGTAGGACATACATTTTCCAGACTCTCCATCTTTTTGATGATTTTTTGTGAGAGACCGATTGACCCCGCTATAGCCCCGACTTCGGACTGCAAATCATCATACGAAACTAACTCATTCGCATCAATTGCACGAATTTCTGTAATATTAATCTCTTTCAGTAACTTTTTGTACTGATTATTTTGTGAGATTTGTCGATTCGTTGATGAAATATTTTTAATTTCAGCCATAAGACTACTGGCTTCATCCTCATCTTCTTCCGAGATTTTCGGAATATTTACAAGTTCTCGTGGGGTAGTATCGGTCAATCGATTATTTTCTAACCATTTTTCAATGGTCGATATACGACCTTCGAGATTTGAGAATTCTTGTTCAACCTCTCTTGATGCTTCTTTAAAAATTTCAAATAGGTTTACATACTTTTCAAGCCCTAACAAATCGATGAGAAACTTTTTTCGATTTGCATCGGTCGCTGTAAGAAAATTCAAACTAGCATTAGTATTTTGGTATACTACTTGAGAGAAAGTTTTGAAGTCAACTCCAATAACTTCCTGTATAGTTTTGTAAGTATTGGTAGCCGTATGACTACCAATATCCTCACCATTTTTTAGAAACTTTACTTTCAAAGAAGACTTTCTCTGAAGGTCAATTTCATACTCATCTTCTCCCTTTGAAAAAGAAAGATAGATTGAGTAGCCTGCGTTCAATTCTCGATTGGGAATATCTGCTTTTTTAATTCCCTTCGAGTTTTTATTGAACAGGACTTCTTCTAGTATTAAAGGAATTGAAGATTTACCAACACCATTACTACCCAAAATTTGAGTGAGTCGAGTGGAGGATAAATCAATTTCATTGTCTTCTCCGTAAGAGAAACAATTACTCCACTTCAAGGTTTTTAGCGTAATCATTAAATATTCCTACTATATCTGGTATTTTTTCGTCATTTATCTCTAATACATAGAGTAGATACTCTACTAATTCTTCTCCAATTGTAAGCTCCTTGTCAAGAACAAGAGTAGCTTCAGAACTTCGTTTTACGACTTTCTTATCAAGAAGTTCAGTAGAGGCTACTTTCGCAAGATCGCCCAGGTCTCCTTCGAGTTCATAGATTACATGATCGTACAATCCTGTAGTCATCTCAGAAGGGTCTGAAACGGTCTTACGAAGTAGTTGTGGAAGCTCTAACTTCTCCCAGTACCATTCCCAGTCATCCATTATCATTAGCACTCCAGTTTCCACTTTTGATCGATGAAAACTTGTAGTCATAGGACTACCTGGATATACTATGTTTCTTTGGCAGTTCGAGTGAGAGTGCAGATCTCCCGCAAAAACAACCGGAAAACGGTCAAAGCGATTTAAATCAACCTCTGGAGTGACGTGAGGAGGAATCTCTCCGCGAACATGAGTGAACACGGGAAAGTCCTTATTTAGCATCTCTATAGAGTTTTTCTTGTGTAAATCACAGTAAGGCAAAATGCTAAAACCTCTTTCATCCTCATATGCCTCATCAATTATAGTCACTTTTGGATTAATTGAAGTCGTTACTTCTTTTAAAGAACTAAAGAAAGTTTTATTTTTCTTTGTAGCTTCGTGGTTGCCGTCATAAATTAGTGTTTCAATTTCACACTTTTTTACAAAAGCAAAATATAATTCTAATTCTTCTATCGTTGGAACTCTGTCGAATAGGTCGCCGCCAATAATGTGCACATCTGCATCTTCTTCCAGTAAATGAATCTGGTGAAAGAACGTGTCATAGCGAGCACGTGCCCAATTTAAGGGCACGTTTTTCTGACCAAGTTTAATATGCCAATCGGCAGAGAATAGAATTTTCATTAGGCAACGTCAAACTCGTCTTCAATAGATTCATCTACATTCTCATCAGCACCAGCACCGCCAGCCATAATTCGCTCAAGCAGTTCTTTCTGTGCGTCAGGAGTAGGACGAGGTAGTAACTCATCAATAGGAGTAGCAGAAGCTACAACATCTTTCTCTTCATCAGATAAAGGACGAATGCCTTTCTGACACTTCAGAGTTTGAAGAGTATACTCAACGTTATAAACATTTGGACCATTCTTTGTTCGCTTGAAATGAATATCCCAACCGTTTTCAATATCGGTTGGATCACCCAAATCTTCAGCAGCTACAAGAATTTGATCCATCAACTTCTTCTTGAGGTTAAATACTTTTGCTTTACCGTCCGTGGGGTCGATGCACTGTACAGAGTAGGACCAGCCACACTTGAGATCAGGATAGTATTCCCGAACCCAGTCTTTTTCAGAATTTAGAAAAGCTTCTTTTTGTCTATCAAAAGAAAGACACTCCATAGGAATATTCTTATCGTTTTCACCTTTTACCCAGTAGATATAACGAGGTAAGAGATCGCCAAAAAGACGAACGCAGTTATCTCCGTTCTTATAAGTGTATTGCTCAAGAGACGACTTTTTAGCGCCGCCAGCAGAAGAAGTAAATTTAATACCCATAGTTTTTCTCCGTTTTTAATGCGTGACTTCTTCCCAACAGAAGAATATTTCATCGTCTATTCGGGTAAGTAGCCTGTGGTTGTCAATAAGTTCTAGTCCAACTGGCGATAATGCCAGATTAAGACTAGTTTTTCTTGTGGCTTCGTATTCAGCATAGCTGCGAAAACTAGCGAGTGCCACATACTGCGCTAGTTCAGTATCTCCGAAATTGCTTCGGTTAGTTATGATTTTTTCTGGGTGCAGAAGGAAGCTATCGCCAGCCCAATCAACATGAGTCCAGCGATTTATAATATCCCACCGATTTCTCGGGAGATGAGGAAATGTTAGATATGCAATAAGACTAACGATATCAGAGGAAGAACCCTCCAACTTTCGATACATCTTCGC